AGATCGACTACAGGATCAGGGACTTCTGTTGATGCGAATTGAGAGACACCGATGATGCCGTTAATAGGGTCGCCAATAGTAAACGGGTATCCGAATGTAGCACCATGGCTAAAGTCGAATGAAACCGAGATAGTGGCTGGGAGTGTCATCGTATCGCTACGGCTCCGCGGCTTGCCACTCGATTAACGTCGCTGAATGTGCCAGACAGGGATTGGTTTACTTGGCTTTCTGTGATTGCTCCAGTTACCGCGTTGCCATCGAGATAGACTTCGACGTTAATGGCTTGAGCATTAGCACCTTGAAATCTATTGACGGCTGACATCAATTCCATTTCTGCATCTGAGAAGGTAGATGATGGAGCAACTGGCGCGTTCTGTAATTGTGCTACAGATACGCCAAGGGATGAGGCTGTGTAGTTGAGAAGGTCTAAGGGTAGCGTCCAGTTACGGTAAGGATTGGGAGCCTCTGGCGTAGTCAGTAACAGGGCACGCAGCTCATTCTGTCGCTTAGTTGCAGCTTCAAGTTGGTCTGATAACTGTGTGGCTAGGCTTGCATTACCTTCAAGGATAGCCTTCTGCAATAGTAAAGAAATGCGATCTGTCTCGCTAATCTTGCCCTTCAGGGCTGCTTCGATACCAATGGCTTCTAGGTTGAGAGTCTTAGAGGCTCTGTCTAACGCAGACTTTTTCTTCTGTTCTGCAAGGGATTTAGTCTGCAAGTTGAGCAAGTCTTTTTGACGCTTAAGCGCATCGGCTTCAGCCTTCTTACGGGCTGCATCATTGGATGCGCTGGAATAGATACCGACAGGCATTGATCCTAGATAACCCATCTTGATACCCTCGAATGAAGCTCTAAACATCTTTTCTTGCATGTCGATGATCTTGACTACATCGTTCTCATAATTATCGAACGGGTTAAGTGAAGCCAGAATAGCCTGATCAGATGTCAAGTAATAAAGTTTCTTAAATCCGAACACGGCTGTTGCTACCATGCTTGCAATCTTTGTCGCTAGACCTTCGATCTTGGCAACGAACTCCTGAGGGTCACCAGCGGCGAACGCTGAGACTAGAGACTCGACTAGAGCCCCACCGATCTTCTCGCTTGCTTCGCCGACTGCTGTATTGATCAGCTCGAACTTGCCAGCGTAAGTGTCAAGGTAGGCGGCATTAGATCCCTTGAATGTAGAAGCGAACTTAGACTGTACATCTGCGAAGCTCATGGTCTTGAGTTCTGCCTGAGATAATCCTAAAGAATACTTACGAAGGCCTTTAGTATTGCCGACATAAGCCATTGAAAGGTCATTGACGACAGTCTCATAATCAACGCCTGAGCCGCGTGAGATGTCAATCGCTTGATTAAGTAATTCTTGAGACTTAGTAACTGAGCCTGTGGTCTGCAATAGGCGCTGCATGGCTGGACGTAGTTGATCATCAGTAACGCCAGACATGGCAGAAAGATCGGCAATGTAACGTTCAATGCGTGGAGTCTCAAAACCTAGACCAAGATTCTTGACTGACATTGCTAATCGAGAGGCAGCCTTCTCGTCTGCTATGAATGCCTTAGCAGCTTCTTTGCCGAACTTGATTACAGCGGCAGTTGATAGGCCAATGCCTGCTGCGCCTGCCAGACCCTTAAAAGATTTAGCAAGCCCCTTGATGCCTTTATCAACATCGCCTAGAGCCTTCTTGCCTTTATTTTCGACAATTACGGGGATTCTTAATTCAGCCATTAGTTGCTCCCATTAAACTTAGCGGCAGCCTTTTCTAGTGCCTTGATGACGGCTGCCTTAGCCTTGCCTTGATCCTGATCGTAAGCCTTAAACATTGCACGGCCTTGCATCTTGCCACCGCCTGCGAATTGTCCAGAGAAGCGCGGACTAAAATTGCCTGAGAGTCCAGACTTACGTCCGGCAGTCTCAACGATTGCTCCTGCTGCTGTCTTATTGTGGATCGATACAGTCGATGACCATCCCTGACGGTTAGGCTTAGTCGGTGTCAGCTTGTATCCAATGCCACGACGGGCTTCTGCCGCATCGTACATGGGGAACTTGGCAGTCTTAACTTCATGCTTTACAAATCCAGATGGAGCCTCTGAGTTAGATGGGAGAAAGCCTCTGGCCTTTTTGACCAACGGCTTTAAGAATCCCACCATCTCTTCACGAGTCTCTTTGTCAAGATCAGGCGAGAATTGCTTTAGAGCCTTACGGAGTTGGCTAGCGCCTTTTAGCTCTGTAGGCATCCTGTTGCTCCTTCGCTCTATCCTTCAGCGCTTTAAGTAGCATCTGAAGCATCGATGAATCTAGATCGATCAAGTATTGTGGAGGGATAGCAGTCTCAATGCTCAACCGAGCAATGAGATAGTGGATGCTATCCCTGCCTAAGCCAAAGGGTCTGACTCTGCGACCTCAACGCTTTTCAGGCTGTCGAGGAAGTCATTTCCGAATGGCTTGACTGTGGTTCCACTTAACCGAAGGCCTTCCCATGCAAGCCAATAGACATCTGTCTGACGCTCCAAATCTCTAAACGCCTTATGGAACCCCATCTTTGCGTATAGTTCGAACGCGTACTCTAATCGAGGAGTGATCTCGATCTCGGTGACTGTGTTGTCCGCCATCGTGACTATTAACTTTGCCATGCTATGCCCCTTTGTTTAGTTTCTTAGAATGTGCCTGTTGTGGCAACTGCTACTGTACCAGAGACGTTGAATGTCAATGATTGAGTACCGAGATCGCCGACTGCGCCGTTGATATCAGTTGTGCCGTTGATCAAGCAAGTCATTGTGTAAAGAGGGTTAGTGGCAGATACTGCGGTTCCCTTTTCCTGGAGTAGAACAACTGTCACGTTAGTTCCCCATGCAGCCTGAAGGGTTGCAAGGACGTTCGCTGATGCGGTGTCGTTAAGGAAGTCGATTGTGACAGATGATGCCTCTAGGCCTTTAACGAACTTGTGTCCGCCATCGCCCATTGCAGTTACTTCTAGCTCATCGAATGATCGGTTAAGTGTTACTGCGGTAACGTGGTCTGAAAGATCGACAGAGTTAACCTTCACGCCGACCTTGTTGTTTAGAAATACAGCCATTTAGGTTATTCCTCGTCTTTCTTAGTAGATGGTTTTGGTGCTGATGGTGCTACCTGCCCGATCTTGATCAGGAAGGCTTCTTGCTCTTTTTCCCACTCGGACATGTTAACTCCAACTCGTTAGGACTGAGATATTGATATTACAGGTTAGTAGATCACCAGACGCGGCATTGAGTACGGCTGGAGCCGATACTTCTGTCACGTTGTAGGTGTAGGCAGATGCAGCGAGCAGGTTGAAAACCCGGACGATGTTATCTTCCATCCCGTTAAGGTTGCCTTCATTATCGAGCAAGGGAACCATGACGGAAATTACGAAATTGGCCATAGGGGAAATAGTTGAATGCCAGCCGTTAGATGGTGAGATGTAAGGATCAGCAGGTGCGACTATGACGCTATTGGCGATAGGTGTTGCAGGTGGAAATGAGAAAACTGAATACTTTGTGTTGTCAGTAAGAGCTGCGGCGATTCCTGCGCGGAGTGTTGATATGGCGGCCATTAGCCCACCATCGATCTCGGATCAAGATAAGGTGCAAGTAATCCACGAACACGCGCTAGAAGAGTATTGCCCATGCGGTAAGGAGAAGGCTGGTAGCCATCGATGGTAACTCCGCCTGAAGATGGAGCCTGACGGCTCTGCCAGATGTCGATTGAGATCATAAGCGCAACTTCTTGAATTGCCGGGACTGTGGCTGGATCTAGTGCAGTTCCAGCGTTTACTGAGCCATAAGGGTTCAAGTAATGCTTAGGCTGGACTACGCCATTATTGATGTTGTAACCGATCGTGTGATCGCCTACTTCTGTAAGTGTCTTGCTGCCGTTGAGGTGTGACTCATTGCCGCTTACAACGACTGTCTGGCCGACATAGAAAATATCTTTAATGTTTTCTGCAAAGTAAAGTTTTGCTGTAGTCGCAGTTGATTCATGTGCAATGTTAAAAAATGTGTTATTCCAGATGAAAGGTAGCAAGACATTATCAGCGGCGTCGCAGACTTGCTGCAAGACTGCATCAGCGTAGAGAGTGCCAACGCCTAAGGCGGTGCGAAGCTCTGCAACTGTTGTAAGTGCCATGCTAATCCTTTCTAAAGACTGGCGGCGGAGAAGGGCACTCCGCCGCCAGCGACTTAGGGGTGGCTTACGCCTTGTTGTTCTTAAATGCGCCTGCTCCGACCTTGGTCGCGATTGCGCCGAAGCCGTAGTAGCCGATTGTTACCTGTCCTGCTGCAGTTGATTCTGCGCGTAGGCGGTATGTTGGTGACTCGTACCATGTGTACGCATCTGGGTTTACAATGAGGATTGATCCATCTGTGTCAGTTCCTGCTGCTGTGTTAGGTGTGACATAAAGGTTAAGTCCTGCAACGTTGCCCTGCAATGATGTAGGTCCTACTTGACCGCCTGCGTTCATTGGCTGTGATGCGTTGTAGATTGGACGTCCGTTATCCGCAAGTGTCATGATGTTGCTCCACTGGGAAGTATTCACGATCATGTTGCGAGCGAATGGATTTGGAAGACCAAGTGTAGCGTTGTAAACAGATGCTGATCCGCGAGCAACGATACCGAGAAGCTCTGCAGCAGTTGGGTAGGTTGTTGTGGTTGTTGCATCTGCTGTTGCGCCTGAGATGATTGCTGCGTTTACTGCTGCATCTGTAGCCTTTGCGTATGCTGCAGCCATGTTGCGAACGAGTTCATCAAAGAATGCTGGAGATGTACGATCGAGCAATTCGACAGAGAATGTCTGCTGTCCGGCGTACTTCTTAACTGATACTGAGAGGAATGCTGAGTTCTGATCTGTCTCATTGAACGCTGCATCTTCTGCTGTCTCTGCGACTGTTGGCATTACTGTGATCTTTGGGATCTCGAATGTCATGCCTGCATCTGGAAGAACTCCGCGTGAGATCGCTTCGATCGATGGGCGGATTGTTGTTCCAAGTGGGTTGATAACTTCTGACAACTGACGTGTTGGCACAAGACCAGCGTTGTCTGTTGTGTTGTCTGCTGCTGCGATGTATTGACGAGCTGACTCATCGCCGAGTGCTGCGCGAATTGAGTTCTCTGCATACTTTGCTGCAGTTAGTTCGATACGTGGCTTTGTGTAAGCCATTGCTGTTACAGCAGGGCGAGCAGCTTCAACTGCGGCAGCCTCAACTGTAGGTGTTGCTTCGACTGCTGAAGTGGTTTCTTCCACGGTGGCTGTCTCGCTTTCTGTTGGTAGGGTTTCTTCAACGGCTTCATCTTCAGATGCCGCGATATCGGTGACGGCTGCAGACTTAAAGGCGGCTGCCTGCACTAAACTTACTTCGAGGAGGTCTGCACTCGATACATACAGAACGCCATTCTTAGGCTTTGCTGCATTGACCATAACTCCGACTGAAAGACCAGTGCGAAGTTCTTCCGAGGCTTCGATGAGTGCATCTGTGCCACGGGATGATTTAGAAATCTTGAATGATGCGTAAATGCCATCTTCTGTCTCATTGAAGAATTGAGCGCGGCCGATTGGCTGCTTTGGATCATGCTCTAATAGGAGCTTCACTTTGCTTGAATCAGCTATGTTAATCGCTCCGCGCTCAAAGACAACTGCACCGGCAGAGGTGTTTCCTACCTCGCCGTTAAATGGGACGATCTTGCCAGAGATAGTGCGCGCTGCGCTATCTGCAGTAAGTTCTGCCGAGAATGTAAGCATCTCGCTCATATCATTCCTTCGCTTCCGTTAGGTGTTAGGTCTGTCATCTCCATGGCTTGCTCCTGAGTGATCAACTGGAGATCAAGCAGTTCACGGATAATTGACAACTCCACAAGTGGATCTGTGCGGAGATAATTCTTGTCGATGTCAAACTTGACGATGTTTCCACGAGCCGTGATGTCATCCATAGATAGACGATCTTCGATGGCTGAAATGAATGGCTGCAAAGAGAGTGTGAGGAACTGGCGTCTTTCGTCCGTCACGTTAGCGTAGGTCATCGTCGTGTTTTGATCTGCTGAGACGTAATACGGAGGGACGTTGCAGAGGCGAGCAATCTCAGTAGCAAGATTCTGAATGGCCTCGTTGTACATCATGTCTTTAGGGCTGAATCCGACTGTCTCATATTGGAGAGTGGAAGTGAGATAGGCCGTTGAACGATTTTGGCGAGCGTTCTTGAAGGCTGCAAGTAATCCCTGGACTTCTGCTGGAGGTAGGTCTGCGCCTGTGTTCTTAAGGTAGCCAGTAGGCATTGGAGTCGCTGCTGCAATTACTGAAGCCTTCTGAATATCAAGAGCTGCACGAATCGTCGATGTTCCAGTATTCAGAATGCCATCGCTCAATGATTGGAATGTGATGAGTGATCCAAGACCGTCCATTGGTACTGTCGTGCCATCGATGGCGTAAGACTTAACGAATACGTTATCGCGATCAAGTGTTGCAGTTACTCGACTGTTAGCGATCCACTCGAAGCGTGAAGGACGGCCATCTTCCTGGTAAGTTTCAACAACCTGCCAGAATGCCTGTCCGTAAAATAGAAGTGAATCAACTGTGTAAGCAATAGTCACAGAACGTGGCTGATGGTATGAAGGTTGTTCTAGCCAAAGTGGCTTGCCTAATTCTTCGCCAGTTGATTTCTTGTAAAGCTCTAATGGGATCGTACCGATTGTGCCAGCAAGTAGGTTACGGCATCGAGCTAGTGCCGGGACTCCCATCGCTTCTGTGCGTCCGACATAAGCAAACTGGAATGGCATCGCATAAGGAGAATACTCACCCAAGACCTGAGGTGCATACTGCGCTTCAATATCAGACTTTGACGCTGCACCTGTTAGGCGCGAAAGGATACCCATAGATGGCAATTATACACTACATGTTGTGTTATTCGGTGTAGATAGCCGCTACCTGTTGTGGTTTTAATAGCATCGATACAACCATCGCTAGAGATATCGGCGCAGAGACATCGCCTGCGCTTTTACGTTTAACGATTCGCCAGGATGAATCATTGGTCTTAGCTGCGCAGTTATTCATCTGCTTGATCAATTCCTCTTGACCATTATGGACTACTCGACCATTGACGAGACCATCGAGGAGATCAGAGCAAGCCTGATAAAACTGCTGACCTGACACGTCCTGGGTTATTTGACCAGCATTGGCAAGGCGCTCGGCAATTGATTGCGTCGTGTACTTGTCGTAGCAGATCATTTTAGGACGATACTGATCAGCCCATCCTTTGATCTCGGCTGCGATCTTAAGATCATCTACCGAGACTTGACTTTCCCACGTCTGGAGAATCCCGACGCCGATTCTTCCGTCACCCATAATCTGACCAGCAACGAGGCTTGCATTGCGACGAGACGGAGAAACATCAAAGCCAAAGACTGTATAACCACCGATCGGAATCTGGAGTGTGGCATCGGAAGTTGCTTCAAGTACGCCATGAGGCCACGGACTCTGCAGAGAATCAATCCATTGGCATAGAAGCTCAGTTCTAATGTCTTCAATTTTGTTAGTTGCCACAGCTTCTTCAAGTGATTCCTCCGTTATTGTGTAGCCCATAGCAGGGTTGCTCATTGCCCAGGCATTGCGGTCTGTGATCTTGCAGTATTGCGGTGCTGAGTATTCATAGAACCCAAAAGATTTAGGAGGCGCGGATAAGGCGCGCTCTCTTAGCGTGTTAAGCGTTTCCGAGAAGGCGTCCCCGGCATTGGATGTCAATAAGGTCTGAGAATTAGGACGAGCGCGAGTCGTTGGAATTGCTGCGGTATATCCGTCCTTGCTGATCTCTCGAACCTCATCGATCCATAAGAAATCTGCGGTACGTCCACGAGATGAGTCACGAGTATCTGAAACAAGGTCAAGCGTTGCTCCGTTTAGCAGCTCGATGCGCTCGCCGCCGTTGGCATAGCGGATCGCCTTAGTGCCAGCCTTGAGGTGAGGTGCGTTCTCAATGATCCAGGCGATCTCACGAAAGGTCATCAGAGCAGTCGCTCGGTTAGAGCTCATGATCAGATGCTTCGTCTCGCCTCCATAGAATAGACCCCAGATCACACGCATACGCCCTAGATGGCTCTTACCATTCTGGCGTGCTACCAATAGCAGGGTTGTCTTGCGAATGTAATTCCCTTTACTGTCAATTCTCATCATGTCATCGAGCATCCAGCGTTGCCAAGGTAATAATGGGGTGCCGAGATCATCTGCCATCTTGGCGATCTCATCTGCTCGGGTTTTGCCCTTGAGAAGTGGACTGTGAAGCCTTGCCTTGGTTGCCCCTCGTAGCGCTTGTTTACGAGCTGCCACTAGTCACCATCGATCGGGACTGGTCGGGCAGTAAACGGACTGTCCTGGTGAACTTCGGACTGCATCGGGTAGATATTGCCAGAAAAGACATGATGTACAACGAGGCGATCCAGAATCTTGCTACAGAGATCGCTCGCCTTGCTGGCATTCCTGCCTATTACCTTTCAGCCGATCAAAACACATCAATGACCTACGCGAACATTCTCGATGAGCGTAAGCAGTTGGTCGCACTAGCGTTTCAGCCGTACATCTCCGCAATTGAACAGCGTTTAAGCATGGACGATATCTCTACGGCTGGACACTATGTAAAGTTCGACCTCGATTCTTCATTCCTACGCGTTGAGCCAATGGAGCGACTTCTCGTACTTGAGAAGATGCTATCTCTAGGCCTCATCTCAACAGAGCAAGCGATG